AGGATCGTCTATGTCACCCGTGAGATTCCTACTGGCTGTGGCCTGCCTCCTGATGCTGTGCAGCTGTGGAACGCGGCCCGGCGCCTGTCCGCCCCCGGTGTGTCCCAAGCCGGTGCCCCCGGCCGAGCTGATGGACCGGCCCCCGCCTCCGCCCCTGCTGGTGCCGGGCAGGGCAACGCAACCGTAGCCGACGCCATCGCCGACCACGTGGACTACGTGGCCTGGTGCGAGGGCGTGGTGGCCCAGCGGGACAAGCTTCAGGATCTGGTCAGGGGGTGGGCGCAGTGAGCGGCGACGACATTTCCGAACTCTGGGACGCGATCAACAAGCTGCGCGAGGGCCAGAGCGAAGTGCTGGCTGAACTGCGGGCCCTGATCTCGATGCTCAAGGAGCGCTGCGAGGCGCGTGCGTCGGTTCTCGTGGACCATGCGTCCCGCATCAAGACGCTCGAACTGGCCCTGCAGGCGGTCAAGCTCGAGCAGGTGCGCCAGGGGGTCTACATCGCCCTGGGGTCCGGAACGGTTGCCAGTGTCGCCACCATGCTGGGCATGTGGGCGTTGAGAAAGCTCGGAGGCTAGCACATGGCCCTGACCGCGAAAAAGAAGCGCTTCGCGCAGGAGTACGTGGTGGACCTGAACGGGACCGCCGCGGCCATCCGCGCCAAGTACCCCGAGCGCTCCGCGCGGTCCCGGGCCAGCAAGCTCTTGGCCGAGCCCGAGATACAGGCCTACGTGCAGCAGCTCCAAGCCGAGAAGGCCAAGCGCTGCGCGATCGACGCGGATCGGGTGCTGGCCGAGTACGGCAAGCTCGCCTTTCTCGACCCTCGGCGCTTTTTCGACGAAGCGGGCAACCTGATCCCCGTGCACCAGCTCCCCCCAGACGTTGCCGCAGCCCTGGCGGGGATGGACGTGGTGATGGAGCGCGTCGGCGAAGACGAGAAGGGCAAGCCCCTGTACGCCGCGGTGCGCAAGGTCAAGTTCGCGGACAAAAAGGGCGCGCTGGACAGCGTGGCGCGGCACCTGGGCATGTTCATCGACAGGCATCAGGTCGTCGACCCCAACGCCAAGGAACAGGTGGTCGTCTACCTACCCGACAACGGGCGCGGATCAAAGGCAGAGTAGGATGGCAACGATCATCAAGCCCCAGCCCGGCCCGCAGGAGGCCTTCCTGTCCAGCCCGGCCGATGTCGCGATCTACGGCGGCGCGGCTGGCGGCGGCAAGTCCTGGGCCCTGCTCCTTGAGCCCCTGCGCCATACCGGCGTGGTGGGCTTCTCGGCGGTGATCTTCCGGCGCACCACGACCCAGGTGCGCAACCCCGGCGGCCTTTGGGACGAGTCGGGCAAGATCTACTCCCTCGTCGGTGGCCAGCCGGTGCAGCAGCCCCTTGAGTGGCGCTGGAAGTCAGGGGCCCTGGTGAAGTTCGCCCACCTCGAGCACGAGAGCACGGTCTACGACTGGCAGGGCGCGCAGGTGCCCTTGATCGGCTTCGACGAGCTGACGCACTTCACGCAGTCTCAATTCTTCTACCTGCTCTCGCGCAACCGCTCCATGTGCGGCGTGCGGCCCTATGTGCGGGCCACCTGCAACCCGGACGCCGATTCCTGGGTGGCCGAGTTCATCGCGTGGTGGCTCGACCAGGACACGGGCCTGCCCATCCCCGAGCGCTCCGGCGTGCTGCGCTGGTTCGTGCGCATCAACGACAAGATCATCTGGGCGGACAGCGCCGAGGAACTGCAGGCCGCCTACGCCGACGTGCAGCCCACCAGCGTGACTTTCATCGCCGCAAAGCTCTCCGACAACCAGGCGCTGGTGAAGGCCGACCCGGGCTACCTGGGCAGGCTGATGGCCCAGAACGCCGTGGACCGCGCCCGGCTCCTGGACGGCAACTGGAAGATTCGGCCGGCAGCCGGGCTCTACTTCCGGCGCGCCTGGGTCGAAGTCGTGGACGCCCTGCCCGCGGGCCTGGATCTGGTGCGCTATTGGGACCTCGCCGCCACCGAAAAGACCGACGCCAACGATCCGGACCACACCGTCGGCGTCAAGCTGGGCCGCGATCCCAAGACCGGCATCCTCTACGTGGCCCACGGCATTTCGATGCGCGTGAGCCCTCTCAAGGTCGAGCAGGCAATCCTCAACACCGCCAGCGCGGACGGCGTGGCCGTGCGCATCGGTCTGCCCCAGGACCCCGGCCAGGCCGGAAAGGCCCAGGCGCAGTACCTGGTGCGCCAGCTCGCCGGGTTCAGCGCCAGCACGCGGCCGGAGCGCGGCGACAAGATCACCCGCTTCGGGCCGTTCAGTGCGCAGTGCGAGGCGGGCAACGTCAAATTCCTGCGCGGTCCCTGGAACGAAGAGTTTTTCTGCGCCCTGGAGGGCTTCCCGGATGCGGTCCACGACGACCACGCCGACGGATGCTCGGGGGCCTTCGGCATGTTCATCGACTCGACCACGGGCCTGCTTGACCACTACCGGCGCATGGCCGCCGAACAGCAGGCCGCCAAGGCCGCAGCTGGCGGGGAGCAATAATGGCGGGACGCAACGACAAAGGCACCGATTTCGACGCTGGCACCGTGCAGAGCGTTGCCAACGGCACGGCTTGGGATCGCCTCAAAGCACTCGGCCAGTACGTGATGCGCGGCGTGCCGCCCGATGCTTGGTTCGGACCGAACCAGCCCCTTCAGCCCGCGGCCCAGGACAAGGCCAAGGGTCGGGCCTTCGACTACGCCACCGGGCACAACCTGCGCCAGAACCCCAGGCAGGGCGAGGGCAACCCCTTTGATGTCATGCGCGGGCTGGCCGACTCCTGCACCATCCTGCGCCTGGTGATCGAGACCCGCAAGGACCAGCTCTGCCGCCTGGACTACAGGGTGGCCCCGCGCGAGGGCGCGACCGTTTCGGACGCCGCGGCCAAAGCCGCCGAGGCGTTCCTGGCCAGCCCCGACAAGGAGCACACCTGGGACGCTTGGCTGCGCATGCTCCTCGAGGACATGCTGGTGATCGACGCTCCCGTGGTCTACCCGCGCCCCACCAAGGGCGGCGGGCTCTATGCGCTGGAGCTGATCGACGGCGCGACCATCAACCGCCTGATCGACGAGACCGGCCGCACGCCGTTGCCTCCGGACCCGGCCTACCAGCAGGTGCTCAAGGGCCTGCCCGCGGTGGACTACACGGCGGACGAGCTGATCTACATGCCCCGCAACCCGCGCACGAACAGGGTCTACGGCTTCTCGCCCGTGGAGCAGGTGGTGATGATCGTCAACATCGCCCTGCGCCGGGACGTGCACAAGCTCCAGTATTACACCGAGGGCAGCCTGCCCGACTTCGTGTTCGGCGTGCCCGAGTCGTGGCAGCCGGACCACATCAAGCAGTTCCAGGAGATTTGGGACAGCCTGATGGCCGGGAACACGGCCAACCGGCGCAAGGGCATGTTCATCCCCTTCGGCGTCAAGCCCATCGACACCAAGGAAGCCGCGCTCAAGGACGAGTTCGACGAGTGGCTGGCCCGGGTGATCTGCTTCTGCTTCAGCATCCCGCCCCAGCCCTTCGTGAAGGAAGTCAACCGGGCCACGGCCAAGACCGCCCAGGAAGCCGCCACGCAAGAGGGCCTGCACCCGCTGATGCGCTGGGTGAAGGGCCTCATGGATCTGATCCTGGCCAAGTACATGGGCCAGCCGGACTTGGAGTTCCAGTGGAAGGTCGCGGAAGACGTGGACCCGCTGGTGCAGGCCCAGGTGCATGCCATCTACATCGACAAGAACGTGCTCGACGTGAACGAAGTGCGCGAGGCCCTGGGCCTCAAGCCTCTGACCGATGCCGAGCTGGAAGCCCGCAAGCCCGCTCCCCCGGCCCTGCCCCCTGGTGCCGGTGACGAGCCGAAGCCGCCCAAGCCCGGCGCTGACGAGGACGACGAGGGCGACGATGCCGAGAAGCTGGCCAAAGTTGCGACGGCCAAGGCTCTGACCGCGGCCCGCAAGTCCCTCGCTGCGCAGTTGGCCACCTGGCTGGCAGACGAGGGTGCCGCCATCGCCGACGAGGTGCAGGCGGCCTACGAGGCCCACTTGAGCAAGGCCGCGTTCGAGGAAGGCATGGCAGCCCTGTTGCTGGAGGCCATCAACTGGAGCCGGTGGGATGCCCTGATCATCCTGATCCAGCCGTCCCTCGAAGACATCGGCCAGGCGTCCGCGCTGCGCGCGTTCAGCATGCTTGATCCGCGCGCCGAGGAAGAGGAGGAGGCCAAGCCCGCCCTGGAGGCCGCGGCGAAGAAGTACGGCGACCGCCGCGCGGCTGAGCTGGTGGGCAAGAAGCGCAACGCCCTGGGTGAGCTCGTGGACAACCCCAACGCCCGCTGGGCCATCACCGACACCACCCGCGAGGCGCTGCGCGCCCAGATCGACCGCATCATGGCCGAGGGCACCGACCCGCGCGCCCTGGCCCAGGCCATCCGCGAGAGCGCTCAGTTCGGCAAGCCCCGGGCCGAGCTCATCGCCCGCACCGAGTTGAACATGGCGAACAACGCCCTGGCCCTGGAGAGCTACTACCAGGCCCGCGCCATGGGCATCCGCGTGCTCAAGGTCTGGACCACGGCCAACGACGACAGGGTTGACCCGGAATGCGTCGCCAACGGCGCGGCCGGGCCCCTGGAACTGGAGGCCCCGTTCCCGAGCGGCGACCAGGCCCCGCCCTGCCACCCGCGTTGCCGCTGCGCCATCGCCCCCAAGCGAATCAAGGAGGACTAGGAACCATGAAACTCTACGCCAAGATCACCAAGGTCGATGCCGACAAGCGGCTCGTCTACGGCTACGCGAGCACCGAGGCCCTGGATAGCCAGGGCGAACGCATCAGCAAGGCCGCCATCGAGGCCGCCCTGCCCGACTACATGAAGTTCGCCAACATCCGCGAGATGCACCAGCCCAGCGCTGTCGGGGTGGCGAAGGAGGCCAGCATTGACGATGCCGGCCTGTTCATCTGCGTCAAGGTCGTGGACAGCGACGCATGGGAGAAGGTGAAGGAGGAGGTCTACAAGGGCTTCTCCATCGGCGGGAAGGCCGGAACCAAGGTGGACGGCGTGATCACCTCCCTGACCTTGACCGAGATTTCCCTGGTTGACCGCCCGGCCAACCCGGAGTGCGTTTTCACCATGTACAAAGGCGAAGGCCTGGAGCCCGCCAAGGAGGACGACATGAGCAAGACCGACGCGGGCGCCAAGAAGCCCGGCAACCCCGCCGTGGATGCGCTGGCTTCCATGGTGAACAAGGGCGAGATCACCCCGGAGCGCCTGCTGGAGCTGGCCAAGGCTGACATGGTGTCGGCCACCCCCGCGAAGGGCGAGGGCGAAGGCGGCGTGGCCAAGGCCGATCTCGTCCAGGATCTGAAGAAGTACATGGGCGAGGAGGTCTGGGACGCCAAGATGGCCCTGGGCGCGCTCGACACGATCATGAACCTGCTCTGGAACGAGTTCTACGAGGGCGAGGGCGCCGAGTCCCAGCAGGTGGCCGACCTCAAGGCCGCCGTGGACCGCCTCAAGGCCTTCATCGCCGCCGAGATCATGGAGGACAACTCCCCCGACATGATCATGCTGGCCGAGCATGCCACCACCCTGGCCAAGTCCGGCGCGCGCAACAGCAAGGAAGACCTCGAGCGCATGGACACCATCCACAAGGCCCTGTGCGAGATGGGCTACGAGTGCTGCCCTGTCGAGAAGGGCGCGAAGCCCGAAGACGTGGCGAAGGTCGCCGAGGGCGAGGACCTGGCCAAGCTGGCCGAAGGCCTCAAGACCGACCTGGCCAAGGCCATGGACGACCTGGCGAAGACCAACGCCCGGCTGGCTGCTCTCGAGGCCCAGCCCGCCACCGCCAAGGGTGCCACCAAGGCCCCCCCTTCCACCGTGAGTAAGGCCCAGGACGCCGGAGCGACGGCCGGTGAGCCTGACCTTTCCAAAATGTCGGCCGAGGACCGTGCCCTTGAGGCAATCAAGAAATCCCACCAGCAGCCGCAGCTCATGACGCTCGGCTAGCACAACCCCACCAACACAACACGAACAGGAGAACCCGATGAATACCACCGTCAGCAAGGAAACCCTGGACATGGTGAAGTCTGCGCAGGGCCAGCCCCTGCAGGGGGATGATGTCCTCAAGAGCTTCAGCCAGTCCGGGACCGCGACCACCGGCATCACCTACTACGACCTCGAGGGCCCGGCGAAGAACCTCTACCCGGTCCTCACCCCGCTGCGCAACAAGCTCCCCCGCATCGTGGGCGGCCGCGGCATCCAGGCCAACTGGAAGGCCGTGACCGGCATCAACACCGGCAACGCGGGCATCGGCGTGTCCGAGGGCAACCGCGGCGCGGTCATGGCCGAGACCGTGGCCGACTACCTGGCCTCGTTCAAGGGCTGCGGCCTGGAGAACAGCGTGACCTTCGAGGCCGACTACGCGGCCGAGGGCTTCCAGGACGTGAAGGCCCTGGCCGTCCTGAACCTCCTGCGCGCCACCATGATCGGTGAGGAGCGGATGATCCTGGGCGGCAACGGCTCGGCCGTGGCCCTGGGCACCCCCGCCACCCCCACCGTCGTGGACGTGGCCACGGGCGGCACTCTGCTGGCCAACACCGCCTACTCCATCATCGTCGTGGCCCTGACCCTGGACGCCTACCTGGCCGCCAGCGTGGCCAACGGCCTGCCGCTGTCCGGCAACCGCACCCTGGCCGACGGCACCACCGAGGCCTACAGCGCCGGCACCTCGATCCAGTCCGCCGCCGGGACTGCCACCACGGCCAACGACAGCAACAACACCCACAGCCTGAAGGTTTCCACCACTGCCATCGCTGGCGCGGTCGCTTACGCCTGGTTCGTCGGCGCGGCTGGCCAGGAGAAGCTGAACCAGATCACCACCATCAACTCGGCCCTGATCACCGCCGCCAGCGCGACCGGTGCCCAGCTGGCCAGCGCCGGTTTCTCGGCCGACAAGTCGAAGAACGCCCTGTGCTTCGACGGCCTGCTCTACCAGGCCATCAAGTCCGGTTCCGGCGCCTACGTGAAGGTCATGCCCACGGGCGTGGCTGGCACCGGCACCCCGCTGACCGGGGACGGCGCGGGCGGCATTGTCGAGATCGACGCGGCCCTGCAGAGCTTCTGGGACAACTACCGCCTGTCCCCGAGCACCATCTGGGTCAGCGCCCAGGAGCAGCGCAACATCAGCGCCAAGATCCTCGCCGGCCAGGTCAACGGCGCGGCCCGGTTCGTGTTCGAGGCCAAGCAGGGCATGATCGCGGGCGGCACCATGGTGACCAGCTACCTGAACAAGTTCAGCATGGACGGCGCCAAGGAAATCCCGATCAAGCTGCATCCCAACCTGCCCGCCGGCACGATCCTGTTCGACACCGACGAGCTGCCCTACCCGCTGTCCAACGTGGCCATGGTCAAGCGGATGCTCCTGCGCCGCGACTACTACCAGATCGAGTGGCCGCTGAAGACCCGCAAGTACGAGTACGGGGTCTACTTCGACGGCGTGCTCCAGAACTACTTCCCGCCCGCCTTCGGCGTGATCACCAACATCGCCAACGGCTAGGCCAGAGCGAGAAGCAACAGGGCCGGGCTCCGCGAGGGGTCCGGCCCCCACCAAAAAGGAGAAGCGACATGCCCATCAAGCTGAAGGTTCCCGAAGGGTGCGGCGGCGTCGGCCTGGCCGGTTCCGAGTACACCCCCGACGAGCACGGCTGCATCACCATCCCCGACGGCGTGGACTACACCCCGCTGCTGGATCACGGCCTCACCATCGCCCCCGCCACCACGCCCCCCGCTGCCGCCCAGGGCGGCGAGAAGGCCTTGGAGGACATGACCAAGGCCGAACTGCTGGCCCTGGCCGAGCAGGGCAATATCGAGGCCGTGAAGGGCAACATGAACAAGACCGAGATCATCGCCGCCATCACCGCCCATCGTGCCGCCCAGGGCGGCGAGTAGGAGCTCATCATGGCCGACCTGACGACCTTGGCGAATGTGAAGGCATGGCTGGCGACCGATGGCGGGGCCTTTCCCGCCACGGACGACGCGCTGCTCTTGCGCCTCATCACGGCCGTCAGCAGGGCCATCGAGACGTTCCTCAACCGGGTGATCGCCTCCGCAAGCTATTCATGGACCGGGAGCGGCACGGGGTCGGCCCGGCTGCTCCTGCCCAACTATCCGGTGACGGCCGTGGGCAGCCTGACCATCAACGGAGTCGCTGTGCAGCGCTCTGCGGGCTATGGGCAGCCCGGCTACGACTTCGACGAGCTGGGCCTGTTCATGGTGGGCGGCGTGTTCCCCCGCGGCACGCGCAACGTGAGCGTGAGCTACACGGCAGGGTTCTCGGCCACCCCTGCGGACATCGAACAGGCGTGCATCGCCACGGTGGCCCTGCGCTACCGGGAGCGTGATCGCATCGGCCATGCCTCGAAGACCCTGGGCGGCGAGACCGTGGCCTTCACCATCGTGGACTTCCCGAAGGAGGTCCAGACCATCCTCAGGAACTACCGCAAGGTGGTGCCCATATGAGCGGCAAGATCATCTCCTTCGAGACCGAGGGCGACTACGCCGCCATCGCATGGCTCGAGTCCCTGCCCGGCAACGTCAGCGTGGCCTTGCAGAAGGCCGTGCGCGGCCTGGCCATGGACTTCGAGTTGACCGTCAAGGAAGAGAAGCTGGCCGGGGGCATGGTCAAGCGCCGGACCGGCAACCTGGCGTCCTCGGTGCGCTGGCAGATGAAGCTCAACGACCGCGAAGTCATGGCGGACATGAAAGCCGGAGGCGCTGGTTCGACGGCGCCCTATGCGGCCGCGGTCGAATTCGGATCGGCCCCCCACATCATCAAGGCCATCAACGCCAAGGCCCTGCGGTTCTCCGTGGGCGGCCAAACGATTTTCAGGAAGAAGGTCAACCACCCGGGCAGCTTCCCCCGCCCGTTCATGGGCTCGACCCTGACCGAGATGCGGCCCTGGATCGAGCTTGAACTTGAACAGGCCGTGCGCCAGGCGGTGATGCAATGAGCCGCGAGACCGTTTACGCCGCGCTGTTCGCCAAGCTCTCAACCGTGCCGGGGTTTGTCACCCGTTCGCGCCGGCTGAAGCATTGGGACGACGTGCCGGGTGCCCAGCAGCCCGCCCTTTTCATGGGGCAGAAGAACGAAAGGGTGGAACCGCGAGGCCCGGGCATGCCCCGCGTGCTCGGCATGACCGCCCTGATCTACGTCTACGCCAAGAGCTCAGACCAGACCACCTCGCCGTCCATCAAGCTCAACGGCCTGGTGGACGCCGTGGAGGCGGCCCTGGCCCCGGACCCGAGCGGCAAGCAGACCCTGGGAGGTCTGGTGTCGCACTGCTGGGTGTCGGGCAACATTTTGGAGGACGAAGGGGTGCTCGGGGATCAGGCCGTCGCCATCATTCCCGTGCACATCCTGGTGCCATAGCGGAGGACCACATGGACGAACAGATTTCCGTCGCCGTCGATGCCTGGTTCGTGGAGCACATCCACGGCAGCCCGGTGTCCCAGAACACCGGGGCTTACAACCACCTCTTCAACAGCCTGCCCGCGCTCAAGGCGCGCCTGGTCGCAGAACTCAAGCCCGCAGCGGAGGCCGCTGCGGTAGCCGCCGGGAAGAAGTCCCCGGCGCGCAAGGAGTAACCCATGTCCGTACTGTCCTTCGGATCGGGCACCCTCGTCGGCGTCCGCACCGACGTGGCCAATGCCACCCCTGTCAAGTTCGGCGCGCTCCAGGACGTGAGCGTTGAATTCTCCGCGTCCATCAAGGAACTCTACGGCGGCAGCCAGTTCCCCATCGCCGTGGCGCGCGGCACCGGCAAGATCAACTGCAAGGCGAAGCTCGGCCAGATCCAGGGCGGCGTGTTCTCCGACCTGTTCTTCGGCGCGAGCCAGGCCTCCGGGCAGCTCGCCTTCATCCACGACGAGGCCGGGGCAGTGCCCGCCGCGTCCACCTACACCGTCACCGTGGCCAACTCCGCGACCTGGGTCGAAGACCTGGGCGTGATCAACGCCGCCACCGGCCTGCCCATGAAGAAGGTGGCCAGCGCTCCCGCCGCGGGTCAGTACAGCGTGGCTGCGGGCGTCTACACCTTCGCTGCGGCCGACGCCAATGCGGCCGTGCTGATCTCCTACACCTACACCATCCCTGCCAGCGGGCAGAAGCTCGTTGTGGCCAACCAGGCGCTGGGCATCCAGCCGGTGTTCTCGGTCTACCTGAAGACCAACTACACCGCCCCCAACGGCGTCAAGTACAGCTACCTGAAGCTCAACGCCTGCGTGTCCAACAAGCTGACCATCCCGACCAAGCTCGAGGACTTCACCATCATGGAGCTGGATTTCAGCGCCTTCGCCGACAACGCGGGCAACATCCTGACCTTCTGCATGAACGAGGTGTCCTAGCATGACCAACCCGGCCGACCTTCACGAAGGCACGCCGGTGCGCATGGGGGGTCGGGACTTCATTGTCCCGGCCCTGTCCATGGCACAGGTGGAGTTCTACGAGATGGACGGGAAGCTGGCCTGCGCTTTTGAGGTGGGCCCGCTCTCCCCCCCGGAGGACCGCATGCTGGCCATGGAGATCATCCTGGCCGCCATGCAGCGCAACTACCCGACCATGACTCTGAACGAGCTGAAGGAACTGCTGGACCTGCGGAGCACCCCCAAGGTGTTTCTAGCGGTCATGGGCATGTCCGGGCTCATCAGCAAGGCAGGCGACCCGGAGGGGGAACCGGGGGCGGGAGCGTAGAGTGGAGCGCCCTGTACTCCCACATCGTGGCCTGCACGGGCTGGACGTGGCAACAGGCGCGCTCCCTGACGTTCCCGCAGTACAAGGCCCTGTGCGCGCAATGGCGGAAGACACCGCCTGCGCATGTGCTTCTGGCCGGGTACGTGGGCTACAAGGCCCCGCCCGAGGTGACTCCCGAAAGCCAGGGAGAGGCCCTGGCCGAGTTGGCCGGCCTTCCCGGCGTGACGTTCCAAGGATAGGGGGCCAGCATGGCGGATGATAGAGAGGTCGGCGTAAGATTCGGCGCCAAGACCGATGGCTTCGCCGCCGGAGTACAGCGCGCCACGGCCGAGATGCGCAGGACGCAAGCCGCCTTCAAAGAGTCGGCCTCGGACGCGCTGGCCCTGGACAACGCGCTGGCCAAGTATCTGGCGCGCCTGGACCCGACCTACAAGGCTCAGAAGCTTCTGGCGGACGGCCTGGTGCTCCTCGATCGCAACCTCGCGGCCGGGAACATCTCAGCTTCCACCCACGCCGCCACCATCGCCAAGCTGGAGGCCACCTACGGCAAGACCGCCAATGGCGTAGCCGAAGGCGCTGGGCGCATCAGCTTCGCCACGGCCGGTGTGTCCCGCGAGCTCATCGTGCTCGGGCACGAAGCCGTGACCGGCAACTGGACCCGCATGCCCGGCTCGATGATGGTGCTGGCTGAGCGCGTGGGTGGCCTGCACCACATCTTCGCGGCCCTGGCCAGCCCCGTCGGGATCGCCACCATCGCCATCGGCGGCACCGTGGCGGTCTTAGGCTTCCTGGCCGCCCGCGCAGTGCATGCCAACATGGAACTGACCAAGCTCAATGCCACCATGGAGGCCACCGGGCGCGCCGGGGTCGTGAACGAGGCGAACATGCGGAACTACATCACGCAGCTCGCCCGTCTCCCCGGCATCAACAAGGAAGCTGCGGAGTCCATCGTCACGCATTTCAGCCAGGCCCGAAAGATCGGCGGGGTCATGTTCGACCAGCTGGTGCGCATCGTGGGCGATTTCGCCTACGTCACCGGGCAGAAGGCACCCGATGCCGCCAAGGAGCTGGCCAAGGCCTTCTCGGACCCCGCCAAGGGCGCCAAGGACCTGGACGCCCAGCTGGGCATCCTCACCGCCGCGCAACTGCGCCAGATCGAAACCCTGATGCGCCAGGGCGACACCATGCGAGCCCAGCAGGTGCTTTTCGACGCCCTCAAGGACCGCATCCAGGGGCTGTCCGACAGGCAGCTTTCCTGGGCAAAGTTCACGGAAATTTTGCGCGAGAGGTGGGCCCTGATGATGCTCACCATGGGCGGGGACGCCGACACTCTGATGAGGCTTTCCATCGCTCTGGGCGAGATCATCAACAAGATGCGCGGGCTCTCGGGGGGCTCCAGTTCTGTCCGCATGCAGGTCACGAACAAGCCGGTGCAGGGCGGCGGCAGGAGCGACGCGGACACGATCAAGGACACCTTGGCCGCCACCCAGAACGTGATCTCGCTCGACGAGCGGCGCAAGGCTCTGTCGGATGAAATCCTGCGCATCAAAAACGCCCTGAAGGTGGCCACCGGGGAAGAGGCGACCATTCTGGGCGGCAGGCTGCTCGAAGCTGAAAAGCAGCTGCACGACCTCCGCGGCAAGCACGACATGACCCGCGTGCAGGCCATGCGCATGGAACTGGAGCAGATGAAGACCCAGGAGAACAACTTCCTGGAGTTCTCCAAGACCCGCGAGATAGAATTTTGGCAGGCGAAGCTCGCCCAGGTGCGCAAGGGAAGCGTGGACTACGCGGCCATCACCCAGGAACTCTACACGCTGCGCAAGGCCAAGGCCAAGCAGGACCTGGACGAGCAGGTGGCCGAGATCAAGGCCAACGCCGCACGTTTCAAGGAGGGCAGCCAGGAGCGCGTGCAGGCCGCCAAGGACGCCGCCCAGCTGATCGGGCAGGCGTATGGCCAGGAGTCCGTCCAGTTCAAGAACGCCCAGCGCGAGGTTGAGGCAGCCCTGCGCGCCCGGGTGCAGCAGCAGCGCCAGATGGACGAGCAGCTGATCGACTCCAAGCTGCAACACGCCAAGACCATGAACGACATCGAGCGGGACCGGCTTTCGTTCGAGGTGCAGATGGGCACCATGACTGCCCAGGAGCGCATCGACTCTCTGCGCCAGCTTGAGCAGCGCGAGTACTTGCAGGAGATGCAGGCCCTGCAGCAGAAGCTTCAGATCCCGGGCGTGGAGGCCCAGGAGCGCCAGAAAATCAACGCTCAGATCGAGCAGCTTGAGCTCACGCATCAGCGCCGCATGGTGAAGCTGAACCAGGACTCTGCCCTGGAGTCTCAGCGGAAATGGACCACCTTCTGGCAGCCGGTCAACTCGGCGTTCACCAGCGGCATCGCCGGGATCGTCATGCGCACGCAGACGCTGCGCCAGGCCATGGTGAGCGTCACCGGGGCCATGCTCCAGAGTTTCTTGAGCATGACCGGGACCATGCTCGCCGAGTGGATCGCCAAGACCTCCATCATGCGGGCGCTCAAGGCCGCCTTTGGCATCGAGGCCCAGGCAATGGACACGGCCACAACCATCGCATCCATCGCAGCCGCCCGGGCCGAGGCCGCAGGGACGATCCCGGCTTACGCTTCCGAAGGCGCGGCTGCTGCGATGGCCTCCGTGGCCGCCATCCCCTTCGTCGGGTGGGCCATGGCCCCCGGTGTTGGTGCCGCGCACTTCGCCACGGCCATGAGCTACATGGCCGGGGTCTCTGTCCCGTCGGCTGCCGGTGGTTGGAAGGTGGATCAGGACGGCCTGGCCATGATCCACGAGGACGAGCGCGTGCTGCCTGCGCGGTATTCGGCCGGCCTGGACCGGATGGTGGAAAGCGCAGCAGACGGCGGCGGAAGCACTGGCGGCGACCTGCACGCCCACTTCCACGTCAGCGCCATCGACGCCCAGAGCGTTGAGCGGTTCTTCCGTACCAACCGCGGCAAGCTGGCCAAGACCATCACCGGGGCCTACCGCGACCACGCATTGAGGACGCCGAAATGAGCAACGCCGTATTTCCGACCCTGCCCGGCCTGACCTGGGACAGAAAGCGGACGCCCGAGTGGAAGACCATGGTTCAGGAGTCGGCCAGCGGCCTTGAGTCGCGCGCTGCGCTCTGGAGCACCCCGCGCTGGACCTGGGAGCTCTCCTACGACCTCCTGCGCTCGGCCGCGGCCTTCGTGGAGTTGCAGACCATCGTCGGCTTCTTCAACGCCCGACGCGGGGCCTTCGACTCCTTCCTATTCGAGGACCCCGACGACAATGCGGTGCTGGCGCAGGCCATCGGCAGCGGGGACGGCAGCACGAGGTCTTTCCAGGCCGTGCGGGGCTACGGCGGCTTCGTGGAGCCGGTCTACAACCTGAAGGCCACACCCACGGTCTATGTGGACGGCGTGGCCCAGGGCGGGGTGACCTACAGCGCTTCCGGCCTGATCACCCTGACCTCGGCCCCGGCCCTGGGCGCGGTCGTCACCGCCGACCTGTCCTATCGCTGGCGGGTCCGGTTCTCGGAGGACACCGCCGAATTCAACCAGTTCATGTACCAGCTCTACGAGTGCCAGAAGCTGGTCTTGAAGGGGGTGAAGGGCTCGTGAAAACCGCCACGCCCGAACTTCTGGCCCTGCTGGCCTCGCGCCAGTTCAACGTGGCCGACCTCTGGACCATCACCCTGTCCAGCGGTGCGGTGCTCCGCTTCACCACGGCGGACGTCCCGATCACGGCCAACGGCCATACCTTCCAGGCCGCTTCCCACCTGTTCAGCCGGGGCCGCATCGTCCAGAAGGTCGGGCTCGAGGTGGACACTCTGGACGTGGACCTGTACCCGAATCCCACGGATCTGGTGAACGGCCTGCCTTTCCTGCAAGCCATCCACCGGGGCCACTTCGACGCCGCCGAGGTTCTGCTGGAGCGCGCCTTCATGCCCACCTACGGCGACACCTCCGTGGGCACCATCATCATCTTCTCCGGACGCATGGGCGACATCGAGGCCGGGCGCACCACGGCCCACGTGACAGTCAACTCCCACCTGGAACTGCTCAACGTGAAGGTGCCGCGCGGCGTCTACCAGGCCCCGTGTCCCTTCACCCTCTACGACTCCCGCTGCGAAGTGAGCAGGGCCAGCTACGAGCAGGCCACCACCGTGGGGGCCGGGGCCACGCAGTCCAGAATTCCGGTGCCCAGCTTGGGCCAGTCGGATGGCTGGGCCTCGCACGGCGTGCTCACCTTCACTAGCGGGGCCTGCGCAGGGCTCACCAGGACCATCAACGACCATGCGGGCGGGGTGCTCTTGATCTACCCCCCGCTGCCGGATGTGCCCGCCCCGGGCGACGCCGTTCTGGTCGCCCCCGGCTGTGACAAGACCTGGCCCGTGCAGACCGACCACGCCCTGGCCCAGGTCCTGCCGAACTCTGCGCCCTACCAGGTGACGCCCTATCCCGGCGCCACAGTGGACAACGGCGTGACCGCGGCGATCACCACCAACGTGACCCAGACCACCTACGACCCGGAAACCGGGCTTCCAAATGGCTCCGTGACCTACCCGGTGACCAACACGGTGGCCTTCTCGAAGGTGTCCGGTACGCCCGGCAGCCACCAATACGCCTTCGCTGGAGGGGTCTACACCTTCGCCGCGGCTGACGCCGGGCTCGCCGCGACGATCAACTACACGAACATCACCGGGACCGGCTGCGGGAAATTCGCCAACACCGCCAGATTCGGCGGCCAACCGTTCATCCCCACACCGAGCACCACCACATGATGAACGAACTGGAAAAGCAACAGCGCGAAGCGGTCCTGGCCGAGGCCATTTCCTGGCAGCGCACCCCCTACCACCACGCCGGCCGCATCAAGGGCGTCGGGGTGGACTGCGCCATGTACCTGGCCGAGACCTACCACCGGGCCGGGGTACTGCCCTACATCGAGCCCGACCCCTACCCGCCGGACTGGCACCTGCACCGGGATCGGGACCGCTTCCTGGAGTGGGTGAACCGCTATGGTACCCCCACGGCGACCCCCAGGCCCGGCGACATGGCCCTGTATCGCTTCGGCAGGGCCAGCAGTCACGGGGCCATCGTCTTGGCCTGGCCGGAGATCATCCACGCGGTGATCCACGTGGGGGTCATGCGCGACCTGGGCAACTCGCCCCAGCTGCAGGCCCGACTCGTCGGCTTCTGGACCCTCTGGCCGGAAGGTGACGCATGAGCTTCCTGTTCGGTGGCGGCGCGCCCAAGACGCAAGCATACACCCCGCCCATCGCCGTGGGCCTGCGCGTGCAGACCAGCGTGGCCGGGCTCACCCTGGCCAGCGTCTACGGCACGACCAGGATCAACGGCAACCTGATCTGGTATGGCGACTTCAAGGCCATCGCCCACACCTCGAGCGCGGGCGGTGGAGGTGGCAAGGGCGGCGGCGGTGGCGGCGGCAGTTCCACGACCTACACCTACACGACCTCCGTAATGATCGGCCTGTGCGCCGGGCCTATCGGCGGCGTCGGCCGGGTCTGGAGCGGGAAGGACCTCAAGACCCTGGAGGCCCTGGGCATGATCGTGGGCCTGGGCCCCGTGCCGCAAAGTCCGTGGCCCTATCTGACGACCTACCACCCCGGCGAGGCCGTGGGATACCCGGGCGTGGCCTATGTGGCCGCGGCGAACCTGGATCTGGGCGACAGCGACACCCTGCCCAACTTCGGCTTCGAGGTGACGGGCAAGCTGGCCGGGGCCTACCCTGGCTGCCTGGACGCGAACCCGGCGGCCGTGATCACCGACATGCTGACCGATGCCGCGAACGGCGTGGGCTTCCCGGCTTCGCGCATCGACGCGCTGACCACGTACTCGAACTACTGCCTGGCGGCCGGGCTGCTCATCAGCCCCGTGTGGACCGACCAGGGCGGGGCCTCGGACAGGGTGGCCCAGATCGCGCTCCTGACCAACACCGGCCCGGTCTGGTCTGAGGGCGTCCTGCGCATGGTGCCCTACGGCGACACGGCCATCACCGGCCACGGCGCGACCTACACGCCGCCCAGCGTGCCCCTGTTCGACCTCACGGACGACGATTTCCTGTACGAGGAAGGCTCGGACCCGGTGAAGCTCCAGCGCAAGCGCGCCGCCGACGCCTGGAACGACGTCAAGGTGGAGTTCTACGACCGGTCCAACAACTACGACCCGGCCATCGCCGAAGCCAAGGACAGCGCGGCCATAGAGCGGTTCGGCCTGCGCTTCGACAGCACCCAGGAGGGCCACCTTTTCGCGGAATCCTCGGCGGCCGGCATGTCGGCCCAGCTGATCCTTCAGCGCCAGAGCGTCCTGAACACCTACACCTTCAAGCTGGGCATCCAGTGGTCCATCCTCGACCCCATGGACATCGTGACCATCACCGACGCGGCCCTGGGCCTGACCCGGCAGTGGGTGCGCATCACCCAGATCGAAGAGGACGAAGAGGGCGCGCTGTCCTTCACGGTCGAAGAGTATCTGCAGGGCACTGGCGCAGCCCCCGCCTACAACCGCCAGGCTGGCCAGGGCTACGCCGCCGACTACAACGCCGCCCCCGGCGATGTGGCCGCACCCATCATTTTCGAGCCGCCCCTGGCCTTGAGCGGCGGCGTGTACGAGCTGTGGGCGGCCACGCACGGGACCACGGACGTGTGGGGTGGCGCCAACATCTGGGCCAGCTTCGACGATGCCACCTACCGCCGCCTGGGGGCCTTCCCGGGCCCGGCGCGCATGGGCACCGTGCTGGCCGACACGGGCCTTTCCATCGACGTGGACATTCGCGCCAGCGGCGGGCAGCTGATCTCTGGCTCGGCCAACGACGCGCTGACCTTGCAGACCCTCTGCTACGTGGGCGGCGAGTACCTGGCCTACGCCACTGCCGAATTGATCGGCGACGGCCAGTACCGGCTTTCTGGCCTGGTTCGCGGGGCCTATGGCTCACCCGTCACGGCCCACGCCAACGGCGAGAAGTTCCTGCGCATCGACGGCGCGGTCTTCAAGTATGCCCTGGCCCAGGAAGCCGTGGGCAAGCCGCTGTTCCTCAAGCTGCCCTCCATCAACATCTGGGGGGGCGGCCTGCAAGACATCGCGGCGATGTCGCCCTACATCTACAACCCCAGCGGGAAGCCCCTGCTGGACAACCCGCCCGACGTGACCGGGTTCACGATCAACACCCAGGGCAGCCAGGCGCTGTTCTCCTGGCAGCCTGTGCAGGACCTGGGGCGCACCATCAACTACCGCATCCGCCACACCCCTGAACTGACCGGGGCCACCTGGGGCGCGGCCACCACCATCGCGGACAACATCGTCGGGACCAACGTCCAGCTCCCGGCGCTGAACGGGACCTATCTGATCAAGGCCTTCGCCGCGGACTTCGGGACCGAGAGCGTCAACGCCGTGGAGGTCATAACCACCAGCGCGGGCGTCCTGAACTCCAACGTGGTCGCGACCATCGACGAGGCCGCAGGCGGGTTCACCGGGGCCCTGGACAGCGTGCAGGTGATCGACGGCCACCTGTGGCTGGCCGCGCGCGACTTCCTGGCCGACTGGCCCTCGCTCGACGCCATCACCGCCCTGGCCTGGGGCCTGACCGGGTTCGTCTCCCAGGGCTACTACTACTTCGCGGGCGACCTGGATCTCGGGGCGGTCTACACCTCGCGGTGCTATGCCAGCATCACCGGCTACGGCCTCTCGCGCTCGAACAGCCTGGCCAATTGGGCGGCGCTGACCAGCGTCACCTCCCTGGCTGGCCCCGAAGCCTCGCAGTGGTCTGCGGCCGTTGAGGTGCGCACCACTTCGGACGATCCGGCCGGAAGCCCCGTGTGGAGCGCATGGCAGCCCCTTGCGATCTCCGACTACACCGCACGGGCGTTCGAGTTCCGGCTGAACATGGCCGCGGTGGCCCTTTCCGTGACCCCCGTGATCACCGGCTTGACCGTCACGGTGGACATGCCGGACCGGGTGGACGGCCAGGATAGCGTCACCGTGCCGGCCGAGGGCATGCACATCGCTTTCACCCCGTCCTTCAGGGAGACCCCGGCCATCGGCTACGGCGCCCAGAACCTCCATACCGGCGACGTGGTGGTGATCACAAACCAAAGCCCCAGCGGATTTGATGTGCAGGTGAAGAACAGCGCAGGCGCGGGCGTTTCCCGCGTCATGGATTTCGTCGAGCGCGGCTTCGGCTACGCGACATAAAGGAGCAGCCCATGGCACAATTTGATTTCGGGACGATGGACCCGGCAACCACCAGCGGAACCATTCTGGCCCAGGTTATGAACTCCTGGCGTGACGCCTTGCACAGCGCGCACAAGGGGCCCAGCGCCCCCACCTACAAGGTGGCGGGGATGATGTGGATGAACGACACCGCGAACCCGTGGGTGTTGAGCATCTACGACGGCGCCAACTGGCTGCCCTTGCTCTCGATCAACCCCACGACCCACGCGATCACCTGGGCTTTCATGGACGCGGACGGCACCATGGCCGCGAACAGCGACCTCGTGACCCCCACCCAGAAGGCGGTGCTGACCAAGCTGACCGCGGCCATCGCCGCCATCAAGTCCACGGTCAACGCCTACACCCGGCAGCAGTACCCGACCGCCGTGGCCCTGGCCGACCTTTCGGCCATCGACTGCGACCTGCATGCCCTGGCCACCTACACCCTGGCCGCGAACGGCACCCTGCCCGCAGGCACGAACCACGGCGCGGGCAAGTCGGGCGAGCTCATCATCACCGGGGCCAGCACCTACACCCTCTCGGCCAACGCGAACTGGAAAATGGCCGACGGCAGCGCCGTGGCCTTCGCGCCGGCCGCGGGCAAGAAGACGCGCATCATCTGGGAGTCCGACGGCACCTACATGGTGATCTTCAAGATCATCCAGGAGGCGTAGGCCATGTTCGGCAGGCGAAGGATTCTTGGCATAGATGGGGTCCAGGGCTTCTACCCCATGAGCATCCCCTACAGCGCCCGCTTCGACCCGGCGCGGAGCTGTAAGCTCTCGCGGACTCCTGGGGCGGCGGGCGACAAAAAGAAGTGGACGTATTCCTTTTGGATGAAGCCGACGCCTGGCTATTGCGTGTTGTCAGCGGGGACGGGGCTACAGGAGGATATTGTCTTTGCGTCTAGCTCCAGCGTGGCATTGCAATCCTACGAAGGCACGACATCTGCCGCATATTCTAGCACCTTCCCCTTGGTGCTTCGTGATCCTGCAAGTTGGGTTCACTGCATGTTTGTGTGGGATTCTGCACAAGCAACCGCGGCCAACAGGTTGAAATTCTACATGAACGGCGTGCAGGTTACTGGCGGGACTATTGTTCATCCGCAGAACTACGAGTTGAGCATCAACGCCACGGAACTGCATCAGATCGGCGATCAAGTTGATGGGACATATCATGGGTATTTGAACGGGTATTTGGCCGAGGTCTATCTTGTTGATGGCGCAGCCCTGGATCCGACCACCTTCGGGCAGTTCTCCTCGCAGAACTCGAACGTGTGGGTGCCCAAGACGCCCACGGGCTTGACCTACGGCACCAACGGCTTCCACCTCGCTTTCGGCAACGCCGCGGCCTTGGGCTCGGACACCAGCGGCCAGGGAAACAACTACACCAGCAGCGGCTTGGCCTCGACGGATCAGATGCAGGACACGCCGACGAACAACGCCTGCGTGCTCAACGCGCTCACCGGAAGTGGCGCGCTCTCTGAGGGTAATTTGAAGATGGCCGCTGGAGACAGGCAGGGCACTTTCTTTGTGTCGTCCGGGCTGTGGGCCTGGAAGTACACACAGACTGCTGCGGGGAACCTAGGAATCATCAGCAGCGCAGGCACCAAGACCTCCATCTCGGGGGCGAACAATGACGTGACCGAGGTAGAACTTGATCTCGACGCAGGGACGCTTAAAAAGCGCGTGAATGGCGGTGTCCTGACCAGCGTGGCGACCGGACTGTCTGGATTGTTCACACCTTACTTTGAGGCCCCAGGGACTGTGCAGTTTATTGGCTTCACGCCTACGGACACGACGCGCAAGGCCCTGTGCTCGGCCAACCTGCCCGATCCGGCCATCATCGACAGCACCAAGGGCTTCGACGCCAAGGCCTACACCGGAACGGGCGCAGCGGCCAACATCACCAGCTTCAACTTCCAGCCGGACCTCGCCTGGATCAAAAGCCGTGGCGCGGCCCGGCACCATCGCCTCGTGGACTCCGTGCGCGGGGCCACCAAGGAACTCTATTCCAGCGATCCGAGCCAGGAGGTCACGGAGGCCCAGGGCCTGACCACCTTCCTGACCAACGGGTTCAGCCTGGGAACCAGCGTCGGGTACAACGGAAATGCCGAGGCCTATGCCGCCTGGTGCTGGCGCAAGCTGGCCGCGGCCGGGTTCGACATCGTGGGCTACACGGGCACTGGAGCGAACCGCACCGTGGCGCACGGCCTGGGGGCCGTCCCCGAACTCATCATCATCAAGGACCGCACCACGGGGGCCACGCACTGGCCGGTCTACCATGCCAAGGCCAACGCCAGCCCCCAGAATGGCGGCATGTACCTGTGCGAAAGCTCCGGGTTCTTCTCGGCCGCCGGGTTCTGGAACAGCACCGCGCCCACCTCGTCCGTGTTCAGCCTGGGCAACAACGCTGGCGTGAACAACAACGGCGACAGCTACATCGCCTATCTCTTCCGCTCCGTGCCTGGGTTCTCCCTGCTGGGCAGCTACACCGGCAATGGCAACGCGGATGGCCCCTTTGTCTACTGCGGATTCAGGCCGCGCATGGTCCTGCTCAAGCGCGCCGATGCTGACGGCTACGATTGGGAAATCCTCGATGCCGCCCGCGACACCACCAACGTCGGCAACAAGCTGCTGGCCCCTGACGTTTCCAGCGCGGAGAACACCAGCAACGCCAACATCATCGACTTCTTGTCCAACGGGTTCAAGATCAGATCCACCAACGGCACCTGGAACACCAACACCGGCACCCACGTCTTCGCGGCCTTCGCCGAAGCACCTTTCAAGTACGCCAACGCCCGCTAGGGCCAGGAGGACATCATGAGCATGTGGAGCTACCCCGCCGGGGCGATCATCAACGGCGTTCCGACCACCGAGCGCACCGTGCGGCCGGCGCTGCCCTTCACCGACCTGAAGGGAGACCAGCACGGGCCCGAGGTCTTCACGGCGTGGCCCCTGGCCGACCTGAATGCCCTGGGCATCCTGGAGTTCATCGAGGACGCCGTGCCCACCGACTACATCCCCGGCGTGCCCGTGGACACGGAGCAGGGCGGTCGCATCCACCGCACCTACCCCAACGCCGTGCCGAACCTGCCGGTGATCCGCGAGAAGAAGCGCCTGGCGATCCAGGGCGAGAAGAACCGCGCCCGGGATGGCGGGTTCGACGTGAACGGCGTGCACTTCGACTCCGACACCAGCGCCAGGCTGGCCTATGCCGAGCTGGCCATGCGCCTCCAGGCCGAGCCGAC